CTCGCCCACTCCCGGTCCTCTTTTTTATACTCTTTAGGCAGATCGTAGATCGTCTGGCCAAACCTGGCGAGTACCTTATTCAGTCTCTCGTCTGCCGTCATGCGATCACTTCCCCGGGTATCCATCGAGCAGTGACTTGACGTCATTCAGGATTGCCCTCTGGCAATATCTCTTGTCGGCATACGGACAATTTCTGCACCCGTCGAAGGTTCTGCAGTACTGAGCCGCGGCGAGCAGATCGTTTACGATGTTACTCGGGGTCTTCTGTTTCACCGTAAGGATGACCCAGTCCGTTGCGAGCATATCCGCTTGGCTGGCCAGCCATCCAAGCTGAACACCAGAGGTTCCGACGAAGGCTAGGGTTTTGCTTCCAATAGACTTGTGGTCGGTGTTGATCAGGTCCCCCTGGGAGTTTATGTAGGAGATGTTCGTGGCCAATTCCACATATTGGTCCTTGCCATTCCACCCCGTGCGGCAGATTCTCGCGCCCTTCTTGCAGCGTTCCAGTGCTTCTCCAAATGTCATGTCTTTCCTCCTTTACGAATTCAAACGTTATTAAGTAGTGCGTTTCTATGTAATTTGGTCCCGCTGAGATGACCTTTACCTCAAAGTCACCAAAGCGGTCGAATAGCCAGAGGAGATCGTCGTAATCACAGGCGCCTTCCCAGTGATCTCTGCGCCAGTACTTGAATGCCTTTGGCTGGTAGGTATCGATGAGGAACAGCTCCTTAAGCTTCATTTTCCAATCACTCGATCGTGAGTCCGTTTGTACTGATAATCGGGGTTGCGTTGCCGCTCATCACCGGAAGCTTTCCGTCCCACTTTTCTATTTTCTGTTTGTCGAGAGTCTGCTGGGTGATGTGTTTGCTTTCCATCTCGAGCCGGTATGCTTCCGCATCGGCCTTAATCCTGGCCGCCTCAGCCTCTGCTTCCGATCTAATTCGTATCTGTTCAGCCGCGGTTTCTGCCTCGATCTTCTTGCGCTCGGCCTCGGCCTTGGCCACTATGGTCTGCTGCTCTTGTTCTGTTTCCGTCTGTAGCTTTCTCTGGGTTGCTACCTGCTTGGCCTCAATGGCATCCGTAAAGCTGTCCGTGAAGTCGATATCCTCTATGGCCACTTCCTTGACCGACAGGTCATAGATAGCGAGCTGTCTTTCCAGGGTTTCGGAAACCTCGTAAGCAATCTGTTCCCGATCGGAGATCAGCTCCTCGGCGGAGTATTTTGCAAATGTTGCCTTGAGCGCATCCAGGAATCTTGGCATCATAATCTTGTCCGGGTAGTCCACGCCAACCGTCTTATACATCCGCAGGGCTCCATCTTTGGCCAGCGCGTATGAGAATGAGGCCTGGATGTCTACTTGCTGAATGTCTTTGGAAAATGCTGATGTCTGGAGCGTGTACTTTTGCCATCTGCAATCCATTTTGACCAAATGGTTGATCGGCCCAAGAATGTAGAAGCCGGGAGACAAGACTTCGTCTTTCGCCTTGCCCATATGAAGGACAATTCCTACGTGTCCTTCGGGGACGGTTGCCGCATATGCGCATGATGCAAGCAGCGCCAGCACCGCGACGATTACAATTAGTTTCTTTTTCATTTCTTTGGTTCTCCTTTCTTTACATCCGTTACATTTCTGAGACGCCTAGGCTAAAAAAATATTAGCCTTTTCCAGCGGCGCGTGTATCTTGAGAATCGAACAGATTTTTTCGACCGTCCCAAGATTGAATGAACTCTTGTTATTGATCTTGTTGCTAAGAGTTGTAGGTGTCATACCCAGCTCTTTTGCCAAAGAGCGCTGAGTATATCCAGCCTTTGCCATCGCGCCCCGGAGCTCATTGGTGTTGACCATCTCGTCCCTCCTTTCTTCCTGTTCCGTGGCCGTCACATTTTTGTGACGCCGTGAATGATACCACCCTGAATACGAGCTGTCAATAATTTTTGAGACAATTTTTAAAATTTTTTTGAAAATATGTTGCATTTTTGTAACCTATCCATTTATAATACTCACGAGGTGATAGTGATGGCAACGATAGCCGAAAGGATTCTGCATCGTATGCGCGATCGTGATCTTTCTTACGGGGACCTTTCGAGAATGACCGGAATCTCCAAGGCCATGCTTCAGCGATACGCGACTGGTGATACCCAGAAGATACCAATGAACAAGCTTCCTATAATCGCGGATGCTCTAGGCACTACGCCTGCCGAGCTCCTCGGCTGGGTTGAAGAAGTAGAGAGGTTTGAGGTATCTGATGAAGAAAAGAATCTCATTATTCTCTATCGTGAAGCTGATCCTGTGGTACAGAAGATCGCGCTCGAGCTGCTGCAAAATCACCCAAAAATCTAAAAAGCCCTTCCTGTATTGCGAGTACAGGAAGGGCAACCCCTTTTTAAATCTCTCCACATTACACAGGGGTCCAAACAAGCCCCGGAAAGGAGCCTGAAATGGCAGAACCAATTTTTAATGAAAGCACTAACTCTTGGCGTCTGAGGACGTTCGTAGGCACGGACCAGTTCGGAAAGAAGATTTACAAGTCCTTCAGCGGAAAGACCGCGCGTGAATGTAAGAAGAAAGAAAAGGAATGGCTGAAGGCTGGCGGGAAGGTTGAGGCCACCACCCGCCTCACCCTCGGCGAGGCCATCGACAAATTCATCAAGACGTGCGAGGCTCAGAAATATTCCCCCGCTACGGTTTCCAATTACAAATCAATCCGGCGGAACTCCTACCCCAAGATCATCAACACGCCGATCAGCAAGTTGACCGCGATGATGATTCAGGAGCAGCTCGATGATCGGGCACTTGTCTGCTCGCCCAAGACACTGCGCAATGATCTCTACCTTGTCACCACCGTGCTCAAGCGATTCCGTCCTGAGCTCAGCTTGGCCAGCATCATCCTGGCCAAGAATCCGAAGAAGGCCAAGCGCGCCTTCTCCTCGGATTGGGCACCGGAGATCATTCAGGAAGCCAAGAAGATGGACCAGGAGCTGGCCGTATACTGCGCGATCATGATCAACACAGGGATGCGCCCGTCGGAAATCTACGCCCTGACATGGGGTGATATCAGCAAGCGCCCCATCACGTCGGTCAATGGCACGCAGTTCGGAACCATCTCCGTCACCAAAGCAGAAGTTCGCGATTCCAATGGCGAGTACCAGCTCAAGGGCACCAAGACGGAATCTGGCAACCGTGTCATCCAGTGCGCATGGTCATTGATAAGGTTCATCGACGACCAGCTCATGTGGGGCGACCCGGATGAGAAGGTGCTGTACATGACGCCGCACTACGCAAGCAAGCGCTTCAAGGTGCTGGCAGGGAAGATCGACCTACCGGCAGACTTCCGTTTTTACGATCTGCGCCACTTTTTCGCCACGGCCATGGTGCACGCCGGCGCCACTGAGGAAGAGCTCAGCAGCGCAATGGGCCACAGCACGTCGGCCTTCTCCCACTCCGTCTACGTGGAGATGCTCGCGGAGTCTCAGCAGGCCGTCAATGACAAGATGGCCTCGGCCACAGCGGCCATGCTGGGCTGATTTTTGTCATCCAAAATGTCATCTTTTTTATTCAAATGTGAATTTGGCCTATTCAGAGCTGAATAAAAGTTTATCAAATATGAATAAATAAATTGTCGATAGACTGGTAATTATGCAATATGCCCAACCACAAAAGGGTGTGGTTGGGCATACTTATTGGTCGAGGTGACAGGATTTGAACGTCACCTAAAGCTGACTATATAATATGTAGAACTGCTCTTAAGATGGGCTTATGCCATCCGGATGTCATCGATTATACACGATTGGCCGGATTAGTCAATAGGCTCCTCTTTCGGCACTTCCGGCAGGCCAGCCAGGCTCGTCAGTACGGATAGAATTCCGGCGAGCGCAGCAGTGCTGACTACCATCTTCCAATCCACCGCGCCTATAGTGGCCGTGGTTCCGATAGTTGCGATAGCCGTCTGGCATACCGTTTTCAGCGCGCGGATTGCGGCGGCTTTAATCCAGAGTTTGTTCATTATTTCTTCTCTCCTTCCAAACTTGCTACCTTGATCTCCAGCTTTACCAGTCTTTCCGCATGGTCGGAAACCTCTGACCGTATCTGCCGGACATCTGATTTGATCTCGTCCACACCGGCTTGGATTGATCCAAGCTTGGCATTGATCGTGGCGAGATTTTTTGCTTCTGTCGCAGTGTCCATCCTGACGTTCCTGCCCATGGCCACAAGTGCAGCAAGGGCAGACAAACCTGAGACAATCAATGCGATTTCAGGCACGCCTACATTCATGCTCCTCCTCCTTTCTAGTCATCGACAATTCGCCATTCACCGATCAGGGTGATGGCGGTGCCGTCGGCTTTCATGAGGCTTGTGGTCTTTATGGCCGGTTCCTCGGGTTCCGGTTCGACGTCCTCGTCAGGCGCAAGGAACTGCGTCATCATATAGCCGCTACTGTCCTTCCAAGTGACAAAACGCCAGGCATTTCCGGCGGCGGTTTTGATCTCAACCCGCTCCCCGATCGGCACACGTCTGACGATCGTAGCAGCCGTGTCTGGCGCCGCTCGAAGATTGACTGTATTGCCGGATGTGGCAGTCACGATTGCCGTTGTGTTGATTACCTTCTCCTCTTCATCCATAGGTATCTCCTCTTCTTCTACGCCGGTTTCGATGTATCGGTGTTTGGCCAGGAGTGTCCACTGGCTGCTGAGTTCTGTCTCCACCACCGCGCCCATCGCGCTGGAAGCGTGGACCACAGTGCCGCGCTCAGTCACAATCCCAACATGATGCGGCTGGCCATCGTGGCCAAGCGGCTGGCCTTTAAAGGCGAGCATCCCT